TCAAAATGATAAAGATTATTCAAAAGGGTGATTTTAAAAAATCAATAACTTATATGGAAAAGCTAAAAGAGGCTATTCGTTTGAATGCTTTTGATAAATATGGACGAGAGGGTGTAAGTGCTCTTTCGTCTGCTACACCTGTTGATTCTGGTAAAACTGCTAGTTCATGGTATTACAAAATAGAAAGAACTAAAAATACAATAAGTATTACTTTTTATAATTCTAACGTTAATGAAGGTGTTCCTATAGCCATCATTCTACAGTACGGCCACGGTACTGGGACTGGTGGTTGGGTTGAAGGTAGGGATTATATAAATCCTGCTATTCAACCTATATTTGATAAAATGGCAGAAGAAGCATGGAAGGAGGTAACTAATGTATGAGTAAGGAAATTGATGAAAAAGTTGTTCGGATGCAGTTTGACAATAGTAATTTCGAATCCAATGTTCAAACAAGTTTAGGCACTATTGGTAGATTAAAACAAAGTTTAAATTTCTCAAATTCTTCTAAAAGCTTAGAAAATATTGGAGATGCTGCTAAATCAGTTAATATGTCACCTCTTTCAAATGCTGTTGAAACTGTTAAAAATAAATTTTCGGGTTTAGAAGTTATAGCAGTAACAGCTTTAGCTAATATAACTAATTCGGCTGTTAATGCTGGAAAAAGAATAATATCAGCTTTAACTATTGATCCAATTAAAGATGGATTAAGTGAATATGAATTACAAATAAAATCTGTACAAACAATAATGGGTAATACTGGTAAAGATGTAAAAACAGTAAATAAAGCATTAGACGAACTTAACGATTATGCAGATTTAACTATTTACAATTTTTCTGATATGACTCAAAATGCTGGTATGTTCACAGCAGCTGGTGTTGGATTGGAAGATACTATGGTAGCCATTAAAGGTATTGGTAACTGGGCTGCTTATGCTGGAGCTAGTGCTAGTGATATGTCTAGAGCAACTTTCCAATTAGGTCAAGCTTTATCATCTGGTGTAATACGACTTCAAGACTGGATGTCTATAGAACATACTGCTGGTATGGCTGGTGAAAAATACAAAGAGGCATTCATGGAAACTGCCAGACAACATGGAATAGCAGTTGATGATATAGTGGCTGCAAATGGAAGTTTTAGAGAATCACTTAAAGATAATTGGTTAACTACTGATATATTCTTAGAGACTATGCAAAGATTTGCCAATGATCAAAGTATGACTGACGCTGCTACTAAAGTTAAAACATTTACTGATTTAATGGGAACTTTAAAAGAAGCTTTAGGTACTGGTTGGGCTTCAAGTTGGAGAATTATCATAGGTGATTTCGAGGAAGCAAGAGATTTATGGACTAGCGTTAGCGACACTCTTACTGGGTTTATTAATAAATCAGCAGATGCACGTAATAAAGTATTGAATGATTGGAAAGATTTAGGTGGTCGTACAAATTTAATAGAAGGTATTAAAAATGCATTTGAAGGAGTATTATCAGTTGTTAAACCAGTAAAAGAAGCTTTTTCAGAAGTATTTGATTCAATAAGTGGATCTGACTTAGCTAAATTTACAGAAAGTTTTAAAAATTTAACTGATAAATTTAAGTTGAGTGAAACCACATCAAATAATTTAAAAAGAACTTTTAAAGGTTTATTTTCTATATTTAATATTTGTAAAGAAGCAATTGTAGCCATTGGTAAATCATTATCACCAGTTATTGAATTTATAGCCAAATTGGTAGACTCATTTTTAAGTGTAACTGCTGTTATTGGTGATTATATATCAGCTTTTAGTGATGCAATAGAACAATCAGGTATATTTAAAGATGTCATAGGTGGTGTTCTTAAATTATTAGAACCAGTGGGAAAAGCGGTAGATAAAGCTGGAGAATTTGTTAAAAAGTTTTTTAATAGTATAAAAACTATTGACGCTTCTGATTTAACCAGTATTGGGAAAGCTATATCAAATGCTTTTGAGCCAGTTAAAGGAGTCGGTGATTTTATCGATGTTGTATTCGAAGGCATAGGTAAAGCTGTGCAAAGTTTTGGTCCTGGTATAAGTGAAGTATTTGGTAAACTTGCTGATGCATTGTCTAATTTATTTACTTTCGATTCAGCATCATCATTTATGGATTTATTAATATCTGGATCAATAGTTAAAGCTATCAAAAGCATTAAAAAAGTATTTGATAGTGTTAATGATACAATATCATCTGTTGGTGGGATAGGTAAATCAATTAGTGATATGTTTAATACTGTTGGTGATACATTGAAAGTTTGGCAAGAAAGTATAAAAGCTGATAAATTAATTAAAATAGGTAAAGCTATTGCATTACTTGCTGGATCTTTATTAGTTATTTCATTAATAGATAGTGATAAATTAGGAAGTTCGTTATCTGCTATTGGTGGTTTAATGACAGAATTAATGGCTGGTCTAGCAGTATTAGAATTAATTCAAAATAAAATTAAAACCCCAGCTGAAGGTTTAAAAAATGTATTTAGTAGTGGAGTTTTAGGTAATCTTATAGGTTTGTCAGTAGCAATTCTTATATTATCCGCTGCAATGAAAAGCCTTTCTGAGTTAGATTGGGAGGAAATAGGTAAAGGTCTTCTTAGTATAGCAGGTCTTTGTGGAATTTTAGTTGGCTCAGCAAAATTGATGTCTTCTAGTTCAAAAGATTTAGCTAAATGTGGTACTAATTTAATTATGTTTGCAGCTGCAATAGGTATTTTAAGTTTAGTAGTTAAATCATTAGGTCAAATAGATACTACATCATTAATCAAAGGATTAGTTGGTGTTGGTGTTCTTTGTGCCGAATTAGCAGCATTTTTAAAAACAGCAGACTTTGATCAACTGGGTATCCTTAAAGGTACAGGATTACTACTTTTAGCAACATCATTAGTTGTATTAACACAAGCAGTGGAACAACTTTCTGGATTAAATATTAATGAATTAATTAAAGGATTAGGTTCAATAGCTGTAATGTTATCTGAAATAGTGATATTTACTAAACTTATTGGTAATCCAAGTGGTATGATTTCCACAGCAACTGGAATGTTAATAATTGGTGCAGCAATGAATGTGTTAGCCGTCGCTGTTGAAAAATTAGGAAATTTATCTTGGACTGAAATAGGAAAGGGCTTATTGACAATGGCTGGTGCTTTATTAATAATAGCCGGTGCAGTAAACATAATGCCTAACAATTTACCAATAATTAGTCTTGGTTTAACTGTTATGAGTGTTGCTCTTATAGGTTTAGCAGCCGCCCTTAATATGATGGGAGATATGTCCTGGGAAGGAATAGCAAAAAGTCTTGTAACTTTGGCTGGTTCGTTAGTAATATTAGCCGCTGCTATGACAGTAATGACTGGTACACTTGCTGGTGCGGCAGCTTTATTAATTGTTGCTGGTGCTCTTAGAATATTAGCACCTGTGTTAGTTGCATTTGGTAATATGAGTTGGGGACAAATAGCTGCTGGATTAATAATGTTGGCTGGTGCTTTTACAGTAATAGGTGTTGCTGGTTTATTACTAACTCCACTTGCACCTACCCTTTTGATGTTAGGTGCAGCAATAACTTTAATAGGTGTTGGATGTTTAGCCGCTGGTGCTGGAATTACAGCGTTTGCTGCTGGTTTAGCTAGTTTAATTGCAAGTTTATCAACTGTCGGGTCAAGTATTCAAGATTTTATAAATACTCTAATTGAATCTATTCCATTACTTATACAAAAACTTGGTGAAGGATTTGTAAAGTTCGTAGAAGTAATAGTTCAAAATGGACAGGTTATAACAGATGCATTTGTAACTATTCTTACAGCATTAGTTACTGCAATAGGAGAAGTTGTACCTTTAATAGTTGATGCATTACTCAATATTTTAACTCAGTTTCTAGAATCAATAGCAGAATATTCACCAAGAATAGTTAGTGCGATTGCCGAAACGTTAGTAAGTTTGATTGAAACATTAGCTGAATATACTCCACAATTTGTTTCAGCTGGAGTTGATTTAATAACTGGATTTATAGACGGTTTATCTGAAAATATACCAAGAATAGCTGATTCAGCAACAAATTTAATTATAACTTTCTTAGATGCAATTTCGACACATGTTCCTGAAGTAGTTGACGCTGGAATGCAGATGATTATAGAGTTGATAAATGGTATGGCTAATGCAATTTCATCTAATACTCCACAATTAGTTTCAGCAATGCAGAATCTAATTAATGCTATTATAGATGCTGGAGTTGCAGTTTTAACAGGTTCTGTTAGTACTTTCTTATCTAAAGGTGGGGAACTTATAGGTGGATTAATAGACGGTATAAAAAGTAAAGTTGGAGATGTTGTTAGTGCTGTTGGTTCTATAATCTCAAGCTGTAAAGAAGGTTTGGCAAATATTGGTTCAGAATTTATAAGTATTGGTTCAAATATTATAGATGGTTTAGTTTCAGGTATAAAAAGTGGAATAAGTAGTGTAGCATCAGCTATATCTGACGTTGCATCAAGTGCTGTTTCTAAAGCAAAATCAGCATTAGGCATTCATTCACCTTCTAGAGTATTTGCTGAGATAGGTATGTATTCTGATAAAGGTTTAGCTAAAGGTTTGATTAAATATTCTAATGTGGTAACTAAAGCTGCTGGAAATGTTGCTAATAATATGATAGATGTCATGAATAATTCTATATCTAAAATATCAGTAGATGGATTAGACTCACAACCTACTATTAGACCTGTATTTGATATGTCTTCTGTTGAAGAAGGTGCTGATGCTATAAATGGTTTATTTGCTAAACAACAAATGGTATCATTGGGAATTCAAAATAGAGGTAATATTAATGCTATATCAAATGCGATGAAATATGGTAAAGTTACTACTACAAATGACGATTTAGTATCAGCTATAAACGATCTTAAACGAGCTATAAATGGTTATTCTGGAAACGAATACAATATTAATGGTATTACTTACGATGATGGAAGTAATATTTCAAATGCTGTTAAATCAATAATAAGAGCTGCTAAGGTAGAAAGGAGGAGATAGGTATGGCTACCGAAAATATATATTATACAGTCGTCTGGGGCGACACATTGTGGGATATTGCTAATAGATACGGAACAACTTATCAAGAATTGGCCCGTATAAACGGTATTCCAAATCCTGATTTGATATATGTAGATCAAGTATTAATAGTTGGAACAAGAGAAGCTGGTGGTACGAGTAGTATTCCTACTCCTACTCCACCTAAAAGTACCACTTATAGAGTAGATATATGGGCTTTTGGTCTTCAAGCAAATACAGATCGTACAGTATTCGCTGTTTGGAATTTCTCAAAAGAACATACTAAAGAATATCATGTTCGATGGTACTATGATACTGGACAAGGTATATGGTTTACTGGTAATGATGGTCGTACAACGGAGCAACAATCCACATATAATGCACCAACTAATGCTATAAGAGTAAAGGTAATAGTTAGACCTATTTCTGAAACTTATAAAGTAAACGATGTTGATACAGCTTATTGGACTGGTGATTGGTGTACCGAAAAAAGTTATGATTTCATCAATAATCCCCCAGGCGTTCCATCAACACCAAGCATAACTATTGAAAAATATAAACTTACAAGTGAACTTAGTAACTTAAATGTAAACGCTTCTCATATTCAATTTCAAATAATTCAAAATGATACAGTTACATTTAATACTGGATTAGCAGAAATCATTACAAATAGTGCATCATATTCTTGTAACGTAGATGCTGGTAATGAATATAAGGTTCGTTGTCGTTCATACAGACAGAGGGATAATTATTATAGTGATTGGTCAGAATACACTAATAATGAAACTACTATTCCATCTGCACCAACTGCTATTACTACTTGTAGAGCAAATTCAGAAACATCAGTATATTTAGAATGGGACGCCGTAATAAGTGCTGAAACATATGAAATAGAATATGCGATTAAAAAATCATATTTTGATGGGTCTGACGCAACTACATCAGTAACTGGTATAACTACTAATCATTACGAAAAGACTGGATTGGATTCTGGAGAACGATATTTCTTTAGAGTTAGGGCTGTGAATGCTAAAGGTTCATCTGGATGGTCTGAAATATCATCAGTGGTTATAGGTACAAAACCATCTGCTCCAACAACTTGGTCTTCTACCACAACTCTTATAGTTGGTGAGCCATTAAATTTATATTGGGTGCATAATTCTGAAGATGGTTCAAGTCAAACTTATGCTGAACTTGAAACTATAACCAATGGACTTACTGAAACTCATACTATACAAAATAGTGACGATGTTGAAACAAAAGACAAGACAAGTTCATACCCTGTAAATACTTCAACTTATACTGAAGGTAGTAATATATTATGGCGTGTAAGAACAGCTGGTATAACTTTACAATATGGACCATGGTCAGTTCAAAGAAGTGTTAATGTGTACGCTCCACCAACATTACAATTAAGTGTATTTGATTCAGCTAATAATCCAATTCAAACATTAACTTCATTTCCTTTCTATATAAAAGGTGTAGCTGGACCATCAACCCAAGAACCAATTGGTTATCATGTATCTATAACTAGCATGAATGTATATGAAACTGTTGATAATATTGGTAACATCAAAATGGTTAATAAAAACGAAGAAGTATATTCTAAACATTTCGATACTTCCGACATATTATTGCTTGAAATGTCTGCTAGTAATATTGATTTAGAAAATAATATGGCTTATAAAATTACAGTTACCGTTTCTATGAATTCAGGATTAACAACTGAAGCCTCATCACAATTTACAGTTGCTTGGACTGATGATAAATATGAACCTAACGCTGATATTGGTATCGATAGCGAAACTTTAGTAGCTCATATAAGACCATATTGTGTTAACGAGGACAATGTTCTTATAGAGGGTGTATCTTTAGCTGTCTACAGAAGAGAATTTGACGGTTCGTTTGTAGAAATAGGAAGTGGTTTAAATAATACAAGTAATACTTTTGTTATGGATCCACATCCATCATTAGATTTTGCTAGATATAGAATAGTTGCAATAACTAATGATACAGGTTCAGTAAGTTTCTATGATGTTCCTGGATACCCTGTAAATGAAAAAGCAGTGATTATTCAATGGGATGAAGAATGGAGTAATTTTGATGTATCAAATGATACTGTGTTAGCAGAACCTCCTTGGTCTGGTTCATTATTAAGACTACCATATAATATAGATGTTTCTGATAATCATGACGCAGATGTATCATTGATAAATTATATTGGAAGAAAACACCCAGTAAGTTATTACGGTACTCAACTTGGAGAAACTTCGACTTGGAATTTAGAAATTATTAAGAGTGATAAAGAAACATTATATGGATTAAGACGTTTAGCTATATGGATGGGAGATGTATATGTTAGAGAACCATCTGGTAGTGGTTACTGGGCTAATATCTCAGTATCATTTAGTCAAACTCATTGTGAATTAACTATACCTGTAACATTGAATATAACAAGAGTGGAAGGAGGAATATAAATGGCTGATTGGACTTCAACAATGCAACAAACATTTGAGTATTATATTGTAGACCCTTGGACATGGAAAGAAACAAAATTATTGGATAATGTTACTGCGTGTACTATAGAACGAGATTCAACTGCTGAAACACTTGGTTCTGCTACTATTGATGTTGTAGAATCAGTTGGAGAATGTTATATAAGAGTATATCTAGTAACAATTCAAAATGGATTAAAAGAGAAACATCCTTTAGGTACATTTTTAGTACAAACCCCATCATCTAGTTTTGATGGTAAGATAAGAAATGTTTCAATGGATGCTTATACGCCTTTATTAGAATTAAAAGAGAACCAACCACCTCTTGGATATTCTATAATGAAAAACCAAAATATAATGACTATGGCGAGCCGATTAACTCAAGAGCATTGTAGAGCACCAGTTATATCAGCAAATAATTCTCAAACCCTTTACAACGATTTTGTAAGTGATCCAAACGATACTTGGATAACTTTTTTAAAAGATTTAATTTCTAATGCTAAATATGACTTTGGTTTAGATGAAATGGGTCGTGTTATATTTTTACCACAACAAGATGCTGCTTCTTTACAACCAGTATGGACTTATAATGATGATAATAGTTCTATATTATATCCTGATTTCGATATGGAACATGATTTATATGGGATACCAAATGTTGTAGAAGTAATATATTCTAGTGGTCGTGATAATTATTATGCAAAAGTAGTTAATGACGATATTGATAGTCCTATTTCAACTGTTAATAGAGGACGTGAAATAGTTTATCGTGTAACCGACCCAGATTTAATTGGAGATCCTACTGAAAATCAAATACAAGAATACGCTGATAATTTATTGAGAGCATTATCTTCTATAGAATACACCGTATCATATAAACATGGTTATTGTCCTGTTAGAGTAGGTGATTGTATAAGATTAAATTATGCTAGAGCTGGAATAAATAATATTAAAGCTAAAGTTATTAGTCAATCTATAGAATGTATACCTGGATGTCCTGTAACCGAAAAAGCAGTGTTTACTACTAAATTATGGAGGTGATGAAATATGGGTTTGTCTAATGACCTTATAACACAATTTGTAAAGGTTACTAACGATAAGAAAGAAGAGAAAAAAGAAACAGTTGTGTATGGAACTGTGAAAACGGTTGATGGTGTAGATTATGTTCAATTAGATGGTTCTGAACTTTTAACCCCTGTTTCATCTACAACTAATATAGCTGATGGCGAAAGAGTAACTGTGATGATAAAAAATCATACAGCAACTGTTACTGGTAATATAACATCGCCATCGCCTAGTGGTAGTGATTTAAATAATGTTCTAGACCAAATATCAGAATTTGAAATAGTAGTAGCTGGAAAAGTAAGTACTGAACAATTAGAAGCTGAATCTGCTAGAATAGATAATCTTATAGCTGAAGACGTATTAATAAAAAATAGATTAGTTTCTGCAGAAGCATCTATTGGTACTTTAACAGCTGATAATGCAACAATAAAAGGAAAACTAACTGCCGCTGAAGCTGATATAGATGATTTAACAACTACTAAATTAGATGCTGAAATTGCTAAGGTGACTTATGCTACCATAACTAACTTAGATGCAACCAATGCTGAAATTCATACTTTAAAATCTGATTTTGGTACATTTGAAGAATTATCTACTAATACGTTTAGTGCTCATGCTGCTGATATAGAAAATTTGAAAACTACCAAACTTGATGCAGCCTCAGCAGATTTAAAATATGCTAATATTGATTTTACAAATATTACAGAAGCATCAGTAGAAAATTTATTTGCTAAATCTGGTATGATTAAAGATTTGGTTATGAGTAGTGGTTCAGTTACAGGAGAATTGGTTGGTGTTAGAATAAAAGGTGATTTAATAGAAGCTGGAACACTTAAAGCTGATAAATTAGTTGTTTTAGGAACAGATGGTTTATATTACAAACTTAATGTTAGTGGATCAACTGTAGAGACAGAACAAACTCAGTACAACAGTATTAATGGTAGTATTATAACAGCTCAATCTATAACAGCTAACAAAATCCATGTTGATGATTTGAAAGCTTTTAACGCCACAATTGGAGGATTCAAAATAACTGATAATTCTATATATTCTGGAGTAAAATCATCTATAAATAATACTACTAGAGGAATATATTTGGATACTGATGGTCAAATTATGTTTGGTGATACATCTAATTTTGTAAAATTTTATAAAGACACATCTGATCCAGAAGAACGATATAAATTAGATATATCAGTAAGTAATCTTTCAATAGGAAGTAGTGGTAAAAATGTTGAATTAGTTATTAATAGTCTAGAAAATCAAGTTAATGATCGTGTTAAAACAGAAGACTTAGATGCTATGAACTCTTCCATTGATGAACGTATAGAAAGTGCTAAAACAGATGTTATTACAAATATAAATAATAAATATGTTGAAATTAGCGAAATAGATAAAATATATCAGACTGTCCAAACTATGATTGAAAAATCAGATGAAGATATAACTTTTACGTTCCAAGGAATAACATCTGATATTCAAAATGAAATAGTTCTTAATCAACAGAACTTTGAGCGTTACATTAGATTTTCAGAAGAAGGAATAGAATTGGGAGAAATTGACTCTCCTTTTAAAACTAATATATCCACTACTGAAATATATTTTTCACAATCAGGTAAAAAAATAGCCTATATTTCAAATAGTAAACTTTATATTTTAGAAGCCGAATTTATTAATAAAATGTCTATAGGTTCTGAAGGAGTAGGATATTACGAT